CACTACATAACCAAAGGTTCGCAACCCGCAGTCCCTAAGTTGGAGGACTACAAAATCATCCGTGACACGTTGGGGCTGGGGGATGAATGGGACGACCTATTCCTCCCTGAAGCCGAGCGGGAGGTCATCGGCAAAGGCACGAGCGGGATCGCCGCCGCCTTTGGTGAAGAAAACCTCGGTTCAATTGAGGGGCTGGAAGCCCCAGAATACGATGTGACCGTTGCTGAAACGGACATGGCAAAGAAGTGGGAGGGGTGGGGAACGGCTCTCAAGCCAGCCCACGAGCCCTGCGTCTTAGCCCGCAAACCGTTCCCGTCCAGCGTGGTGGAGAATGTGCTGAAGCATGGGACGGGGGCCATCAACATCGATGAATCACGGATAGCGGCTTCGGATGAGGACAAAGCGTCCATGCGCTATGAACGGTCTCGCTCTATGTGGTCCAGCCCAGAAGGGCAATGGAGGGAGGACACGGGCGACGACACATCATTTGTTGCACACGATAACGGGCGTTTTCCAACAAACGTGCTCCTCAGCCACCATGAGGAATGCACCGAAGAGGAATGCGTCAACGATTGCCCCAGAGCAACGCTGGATCGTCAAAGCGGACACACCAAGAGCCGCAAAGCCGCCAGCGGTGTTGGCTTCAATAAGTCAGCCGTGTTTGGCAATGGCGACGAGGACTTTGACACCGTGAGAGGACATGACGATGAAGGCGGGGCTTCTCGCTATTTCTATGCCCCAGAGTTGGACACGGACTTCAACACCGACCACGACTCCGCAGTTGTAGCCAGGAAACCGTTCAAAGGAACGGTCGCTGAGAACGTGCTGGAGCATGGCACGGGCGGTATGAACATTGACGGAGCAAGAGTTGGTGAAACGATGAGAGATGTTGAAGAAGGAACAGGCGAGAAAATATCCGAGAACGGTTCAATGAACGGCTACAACACCTCCCGCCGTGTGGTGGGTCAAGTGAAAGGACGATATCCCACCAACGTCATCGTCAGCCACCATGAGGAATGCAAACCCACGGGGGAGTTTGTTGAAACCACCCGTGGCGGCTCTGGGACGGGTGGCTCAACGCGCCCCGACAGCGTGTTTGAGTCCTCTGGGTTCAAGCCCAACAATGAAATCGACAAAACCCCAGCCACGCCTGAACGTGTGGAGGTCTACGACTGCCACCCCAAGTGTCCCCGTTTGTTGCTCGACAAACAAAGCGGAACGGTCGGCGGCTCTGGGTCGGTCAAGGTGTCATCGGGCGGACAAAACCGCCAAGCCTCATGGGAGGCTGGTGGCGGGATGCTGGCCGCTGGATCGGTGAACACGGGTGTCCGTGACTTTGGCGACGCTGGCGGTGCTTCTCGATTCTTCTATGCCGCTGAGTTGGAGGAACGGGCTGGAGAATGGGGGCCTGACTTTGAAGGGGCTGACCGCTTCATGTATTGCCCCAAGCCAACCAAAGCCGAGCGACACGTTGGAGGCCGTGTCAATATCCACCCCACGGTCAAACCCGTGGACATCATGCGTTATCTATGCCGCCTCGTCACCCCAAAGGGCGGGACGGTGCTTGACCCCTTCATGGGGAGCGGGACAACGGGCGTGGCCGCTATCCTTGAGGGCTTCAACTTCATCGGTATTGAGTTAGACCCCGACTTTCACGAGTTGGCTGAATACCGCATCCGAGAATTGACCCTCGGTCGCCCACGCAATATGGGCGAGTGGTTCAGTTGAATCTGGACGACTTCAAACCTGGAGAGCACCTCGCTCTCTTTGAATCAACGACCAACGTTCATCGAGCGGCGATAGCGTTGGAGGATGCTGGTTTTGAAATCCGAGACCAATTGGTGTGGCTTCACGATCAGGACGCTGGATTATTCCTACAGGGTTCTGTAGCCATCATTCTCGCACGTAGGCCGCCCGCTGGAACGATTGCCGAGAACGTGCTCAAATACGGAACGGGCGCGCTGAACATTGACGCTTGCAGAATACCCCATGACGACCCCGACATTGAACGAAAGAAGTTTGATAGCCCGCTGGGTATGGAGCACTGTGCCAGAGAGCGTGAAGGCGAGCGTGGGGCTGGCCCATCCCCCCTCGGTCGATTCCCCGCAAACGTGCTACATGATGGCTCGGACGTGGTTGTGAAGCCGTTCCCAGACACCAAAGGGGCGGGCGGTTCAATGCCGCTGGCTAAGGTGACGGGCTACGGGACAAACATTGGCGACGGCTCATACGACTACGACAACTCCGCCCGCATCTCCTTTGATTCTGGGGACGGGTCTGCTTCTCGGTTCTTTCACCAAGCCGCCACGTTGCGGGACGTTGTAGCCTACATACAGACGCTAATATCCAGCCAAACCTTCGCATCGATTGGAAGTTGATGACAATGAAAAAGCAGTTTGAAGCAACAGGAAATCCGCAGACGTTTGGGGAGCAGTTGCTCTTTTGGCTCATGGCGAACCCCAACAAACCCCTGCTCATAATGAGGGTGGGCGACACCATTCATGTTGAGGACGGTTTAGACGATGGAGAACCTGACCATAGACCACCTCATTCGGGTTAGGTCAATTTACAGAACCCTGCGTCGAGAACGCCCAGCCTTCTCTGGGTTGCCCCGTGATGCAGGCTGGTTGCAGTTTAGATACGTCCGCTCGGACTCCATACGCAGGCTCGCCGCCGTCACCTTCTCCGATCCGCCCGTGGTCGCTCTCCACCCCCAGGCCTTTGAGTTTGAGAACACGTTGTTGCTCAAAGGGTTGATTCATCACGAGTTGTGCCATTTGATTTGCGGACACGCCGCTGGACACGGTGAAGCGTTCAGCAATTTGGAGCAGGGGTGGGTTTCATACAGGCCATACACCCTGCAACGTTCAGCCTTTGTCCGTCGATTGACGGAGAACGCCCAAACCGAAGGGCGCGCTATCACGTATGAATGCCCCAACTGCTACGCCCAGATCGTGAGAACCCGCCCGCTGAGAAGTGGGACGGCTTGCTCGGCGTGTTGTAAAGCATTCAACGGGGGAAAGTGGTGTGAAGCATATACACTTAAGAAGGTGGACGTGCTGGGCTTAAAGCATGGAGACTGAATCCAAGCCCACGAAGCCCATCGGCAAACGCCAAATGAAAAAACTGACAAAGCAGAGCATCTTTGACGCATTCCTCATCCGTGGGTATAGCGTCCATGAGATGTCCGCTGGATCGGTGAAATATCACACGATTCGCCACCCAGACAACGACACCCAAATTGTCGCCGCCGTCTATGGTTCATTGACAAAAGCGGCGAGCCTGTGGCTCAAGGAGTCCGCCTTTGAGCGTATCAAACCACACCTCCCACACGACACAATGGTGGAAGATGTTGAACCGTTCCGCCGTGGCTTTCAGTGGGCTATCCACTTTGAGAACAAAGACGACGACGTTATTGACATCGCCGTGGAGCATTCAATCGAGGCCGCAAAGGAACGCCTGGCCAAAACCGAAGAGCGTCAAGCGTTGGAGACTCAACGAGCCAAAGACCGCGCCGAGCGTGAAGCCAAGCGAGCGGAGACCCGCCGTGATTGGCGAGCCTAAGCATTGAGAAGCCGAACCATTGATAAGGGAGGACTCCCTCGTCGTGTCATGGTCAGCAAGCACCAGACAGAATCCGTAGCCCGACTTGAAGCCACCCTCGCCGCTGGACGTGTCCCCAGCCGATCCGTGTCCTTTGCACAGGATTTGGTTCGCAAGGGCAAAAACCGCAACCTCTCCTCCAAGCAGATGTTCTGGGTCGAGAAGTTGTCCGCAGACAACACCGAAGAAGCCATCGTTGAGCGTGAAGCCAACACGGACGAGCGCATCGTTGCTTTGAAAGAAGTTAAGCACCCCACCTCGTTTGTTGTTTCCCTCATCCGCCAATACGAGAGCAAGGGCAACCTGTCCAGCAAGCAGTGGGAATGGGTTGAGAAGATCGTCGCTGAAGAAGCCGAGCGCACCGCAGTCCGTGAAAAGGCCAAGAAGGAGCGCGAGGAGCGAGAGGCAAAGCAGGCGGTCACCTTCACCTTCAACGGCTACGAGCCCGTTGAAGAGATGATGACCCTTGCCGCAGATACCCTCAAGAAGCCAAAATGGAGCCTCAAGACCCGCAAGGGCAACACGGTCACCCTTCACTACAACCGCAAGGACGAGAGCGTTGAGGTTGGACACGGCGGCTTCTATGGAGTCATCAAAGACGGCGTTTACACCACCAACGCCCTCATCATGGAGCGAGGCGACGTCATCCCCATGATGGAGGACTTCAAAGCCGACCCATCTGGGTTTGCGGCATATCAAGGCCACCTCACAGGCCACTGTTGCTTTTGTGCTCGCAAATTGACCGACGAGCGTTCAACCACCCACGGCTACGGCCCCATCTGCGCCAACCGCTACGGCCTCGTCTGGAACATGGAGAACGCAAAGGAGATTCAAGCCATCCGAGCCGAGCGGGTCAGCACCGTGTTCATTGAAACCAACGCACAGGGCTGGAACGTCATCGACGCCGAAGACGGCACGGTTTTGGCGACCTTCACCACCAGCGAGCAGGCTCGCCGCTACGCCGACGAGTTCAGCCGTGTTGAAGTCATTCTTTGAGCCTACACGGGCGAGGATTGATGAAGAGGGGGGATAACCCCCACGCATGGCGGGAACGCCCAGCAACACGCCCCTAACGCCAGAACAGGCCGAGTCGATTGCCCTATACCCCGACCGCTGGTCGTCGTATTTCAGGACCATTGACGGGAAGCCGTTCATGCTCCACGACCGCCCATACCTTCAAGAGATATATCGTCACTTTGGGGCGTTGGAGAAGAACGACAGAACCAAAGTGATCGTGCTCAAGTGCTCCCGCAAGGTGGAAAAGACTGAAACGATTTGCAACATCCTCCTGTATGGGTTGCTCAACATCCCGTATTTCAACGCCGTCTACACCGCGCCCCGCCAGCCACAGGTCACCCGCTTTGTTGATGAGCGGTTCAACGGTGCTCTCATGTCCAGCGTCAACAACGGGTGCCTGATGAAGCAAAGAATCAAATCGAGCGTGAGCCACCAAACGTTTGACGTGGGCGGACGATCCTTGAACCACTTCTACGCCTATTCAAATTGGGGCGACGCTCATGGCCTTCTCGGTATTGAGGCCGACCTGTGTTGCATTGATGAATACCAAGACTCCGACCCAGAAGTGCTCCCCATGTTGCTGGAGATGCTGGCTCAGTCCGAATACAAATGGGTGATAGTCAGCGGCACTGCTCGTGAGCAGGGCTCGGAGTTTTGGCGGCTCTGGGAAACGTCCACCAAAGGAGAATGGGACGGCGAGAAGTGGTCACACCGCCCAGATAAGACCATCATCGGCTACCACATCACCCAACTGATGCACCCCGACATCAGCGAGGACGACATAGAGCAAAAGCGGGAGACCTACAACCCCCGCCGCTTCGCCAACGAAGTGCTGGGGGAGTTTTTTGCTGGGGCGGCAAAACCGCTCACGTTCGATCAAGCGTTGGGTGTTATTGACGCTAATATGCAGGTGCGGTCGAGCGTCGATGCCCCAGAGGAAACCTACATCGGCATTGATTGGGGGGTTGAGACGACCGTGGTTGTCCTGGACTCCAACGGCGATGTGATTAACGCTCACAAAATTGCCAGCCGATCCGACGACATTGATGAGGTTCAAGCCGTCTCGGACTTGATTTTGAGGTATAACGCCGTCCAGGTCGTTTGTGATATTGGCTACGGTGCTCGGCAGGTCAAAGAGTTGCAGAGGGAGTTTGGTGAACGTGTCCGCTCGTGCTATTATTCAAGCCGCCCGATGACCCCGTTTGAATATAAAAAGCGGGACAACAACCGCAACCTCATCTATATGTGCGTCGTGGATCGAACCACCTACGTTGAGGACACGCTGGAGTCCATCAAGAACCGTGAGTTTAGGCTGGCGTTCAACGACCGCTCGCTTGAATGGGTTCTCCATGAATGGTGTGCCGTCAATTCTTCGCAAGAAACAGACCTGAAGGACACGCGCCCCACACGGGGACAACGTATGACAAAATACGGACGAGACGGCGACGATCACGCTCTCCACGCTCTCATCTATGCCCGCATAGCGATGGAGGTTGGAGAGGGTGGCGGGACTCCAACCATGCGGACGTTTGGTGCTTAGGGCATTCGTCTTAAACCGCCACCCCGAACCCTTTGCCTATGTCCGTGGAGACTATCATTGGCTACGCCACCGCTCTGGGTGTTGTCGTTGGGCTCGTGCTTTGGGGTTTGAAACGCTACAAAGCCCTGGCCGCTGACGGCGTTATCACCGCCGCTGAGGTATTGGAAGCAATAGGGGACGCAAAAGAAAAGGTCGAGGACGCAAAAGAGGAAATCGATGAAGCCCTCAAGCAGTGAGGTGTTTCTATGGGAAGAGGCGGACACAAAGACTCAGTCAACGACCGCATGGTCAAGTGGACTGCCCTGCCAGCAATTTTCCTGTGGCTTGCCGCCAGCGGTTCAGTTGTAGCGATGGGGATTTTGAGGCCTGAAGTCGTGCTCTTGAACCTTGAAGGGTTCATCGCCCTCATTGCTATCATTGGCGGAACGGCTGGCCCTGCGTTTGCGACGATTCTTGAGTTATGGAAGAACGAGCAACAAACCGAGACGGAGTTGCACCCAGGCGTTATTGAATCAAACCAGCAGGCGATGGTTGCTCAAGCGGAGCACGAGCGGTTATTGGCTATCAAGCAATTGGAGCACCAGCACAAATTGGAGGCTGAACGTCAAAGGGTGGAACTTGGGATTCACGAAGGACACGTGGGACACCACCACGAGCAGGGCGTGACCGATCAGGACGTGACCGAGGATGAGTGACACAACGCACGACGCAGTCCAAAATCACCGTCTGGATGCCATTGAACGTAGGCTGGACAAACACGATGAGATGCTCGCTAAATTGGTGGAGGCTCAAACACGGACTGAAGAACAAATGAGCGGCTTGACGACCGCCGTCGATTCTTTGGCTCAAAACCAACAAGCAACTCAAGACCTGCTCAACGGGATCGTGAAAAGTCTCGTCAAGTGGATGACGGGAATCGGAACGACACTGCTGGGGGCTTTGATTGGAGCGTCCCGTCTGGGAGCGATGTAAATCATCAAAACCCCCCACCCCGTTCTTTGGCCTCATGGGTTTAACGTATGTCCGATGCCCAGACTGCGGTGAAGAGAAGTGGACAAGAGCAAAGACCCCACGTTGTCGCAGGGGTTCGTGCAAAACAGGGAGGACTCCTCGTATGGCTGAAGTTGAACCGCAACCGCCCAGCCCCGATTGGGCTTAAACCATTGAGATTTAGCAAAGCATTGATATAGGGGTGGCGACTACCCTTAACCATGCCACGAGAGCACAACAATTACCCCGCCGCCAGCCGAGAATACGTCGCCGCCCACTTCCTTCACATGGAAGAAGAAAAGCGAGCGTTCTTCCGCGAAGAAGCCAAGAAAGAGGCCGAAGCCAAGAAAACGGCTTGAACCGCCAAACGCTTAAACCACGCCCAGCCGTGTCTGGGGTATGAGCGAGCGTCGCCGCTTCGGTTTCTTTGGTCGGCGTCGAGCCGATAATGACGATGTGGACCGCCTCAACAAAATGCTCAATGAGGCCAACCAGCGTGACATGAACGTCTGGGACGGCAAGACTCTGGCCAGCCTGTCAAAAATTGGAAGCACCACCAACGGGCGGTCAAAATCAAGCGGCTACGATCCAGCCGTCTCCTATGACTTATTGAGGGCAATATCACTGAAGTCGGAGGTGGTGAATGCGATTCTGCGTTGCACCGTCAACGACACCATCGGCAACGGCTACGAGTTTGTCTTGAAAGAGGGCGTCGAGCAGGGCAGTGAATCTGGCCTGGAGAAGTTGAAGGCGTTCTTTGAGAACCCCAACCCCGACGACTCTGGGGATGAATGGCTGGAGTCCCTCATCTATGACCTGCAACTCTTTGGCGATGCCTATCTGGAGTTGGACGGCTCTGGCGACCGATCCAGCAACAATGATGAGGACTGGACGTTTGGCGGTGATTTGACCGCCGTTTGGACTGTGCCAGCGGAGCAAATCAAACTCATCCCAGCCAACCAACGCCCCGCCCCTCCAGCGATGGCCTATATCCAAAAGGTGGACAAACACACCCGCCGCTTCTCATCTGACAAAATCATCCACGTCTCCAAGTTTAAGCAGGGGCGAGCATACGGGACCAGCCCGCTCATCCCCATCCTCAACACCATCGCCGCCCACCTCAACCTCTCCAACTATTTGGGCGAGTTGTATACGGGGACGCTCCCTAAGACGATTCTGAACGTGGGCGACATTTCAAACAATGAAATGAAAGCGATGCTGGCGTTGCTTGAGCAACAACTGAGCGGGGGGAAATCCCCCTTCGGGTTGGTTGCCGTCAATGGTGGGACGGGCTTTGATATTCACCGCCTGCTGGACTCCACACGGGAGGGAGCGCAACTTGACCTCCTCTTCTATTATCGAGAAGAGATTTGCGCCGTCTTTGGCATCCCGCCCATCAAGTTGGGCTGGGTTCAAACGGGCAAACTCGCCAACCCAGAGAGCCAACTTGACTCCTGGTATGACGTTATTGAGTCGCTTCAAAACCGCATTGAAGCCCTCATCAACCGCCGCATCATCCCTCTTCTCGGTGTCAGCGATTGGTTGTTCAAGTTTCAAGCCATCCGCCCATCACGTGAGCGGGAGTTGGCTGAGGTTGTCAAGGAACAGGCCAACGCCATCAGCAACCTGCGGCAAGAAGCCGCCATCTCCATCAATGAAGCCAGGTCGCTTCTTGGCTTTGAGCGAATTGAGGACGGGCGAGCCGACGATCCGTTCTTCATTTCACCCAAACTGCAAATCAACCAGCCCGACGCTTTGAGCGGAGACGAGCCCGCCACCGCCCCAGAATCAGCGGGGCTTGCTGACCTTTTCCCAGAAAAGGCTCGGCCAATCGATGAGGGGGAAGGTGCTGGCAACGTTCCGCCCTACGTGGTCGAGATTGCCGCCGATACAGAACCCAATAACGAGGTCAAAGTCCTGATCGGAAACCGCCGCAAGGACGGCCACGACGAGTTTGAGGCGTTGGTTGAAAACGGGGCGACCAAATACCGAGCGTCCGCCAATGAAGAACAGGCCACGTTTGCCGACGATGTCATTTCACGATTTGACGCTTTGTTTGCTGACGGTGATGAAGCGGTCGTCCGTCCCGATGTCGATTTGAGAACATACCGCCGCAAAGCCGCCATCACGCTCTCCGACATTGAGTCCGCTATCATTCAGTTGGACTTGGCGATAGAAGAAAGCGTGGAGCGTCACGCCATATCTGGGACGCTTGTTTTGACCGATTCCTACGCCGAGAGCCTTGAGTTGACGCTGGGTGGGTCAGGAATAGCCACGGGGCTAAACGCGCCCGACACGGCGGCTCTGGCGTATTGGAGAAGGCGGTGGCAACTCCCCGCCCTCCGCAACACGTTGGGGGCATACCGCCGCTCAATCCTCTCGGTGTTTGAGCAAATGCTCGAGGACGGGCAGTCTTGGCGTTGGGCTAAAGGGCAGATGCGTTCATTGATTGACCCCACGGGGGCGCGTTATCCAGCCTATTTTTACGAGCGGATCGCCAGAACCGAAACCCGCAGGGTCGTGGAGAACGCCCACATCAACGGACTGAAGCGAGCCAACTTTGCCTACGTTGAACGGTTGGTGGTTGTTGACGACCGAACCGATGCTGACACCTGCCTACCGTTTGAAAACGCCGTCTACCCAATCGATGAAGCCAGGTCGGTTGTCCCAGCCCACCCCAACTGCCGATGCACGTTTGTTTCCTATGAGGGAACGCCCCCAGAGGTTGTCCCCTCCGATGAAATCCTCCGCCCAGACGTTGAGGGGGCTGAATCGTGAAACCAGCGGTGACGACTGACTCCAAAGACATCAGCCGCTTTGCCGTGGCCGTCCAACGTTCAAAACACCGAACCGTCCGCGGGGATGTGCCGTTGGAGTTGGATTTGCTGGCACAAAGAATCCTACGATATGCCGTCAAAACCGCGCCCGTGTTGACGGGTGCTTTGAGAGCCAGCGGGCGCGTCAAGCGACCCAACCAATACCAGCGCATCATCCAATTCGGCGGATCGGGAACGGGCGTGGACTACGCCACGTTTGTTGAGTTTGGAACGTTCCGACAACGTCCGAAGCCGTTCCTCCGCCCAGCGGTGATGAAACACCGCAACGAGATGGGCAAACGGTTCAAGGCCAAAATCGAGAAGCGGTTCGGAGAAGTTGCTCGCCAATTCCCAGCAACAAAGACACGGTGATACACATGGCAAAGAAAGTGAACGAGAAAGGGCCAGCCTGCCGTCAAGCCGATGAGTCCTACGACGAATGCGTTCAGCGCAAAATCAGCGAATTGATTGAAGAGGACGGCTACGAGCCAGACCAAGCGGTCGCCGCCGCCAACTCAATGTGCGAGGAGTTTTGCGCTGAGAAGGAGAAGGTCAGCAAGCGCACGGACTTTCCTAAGCGTGGCGACGATCAGAAAGTCAGCATCGCCAACTCTAAGTGGAAGGTGTTCCCACGTGGAGAAGCGGCCAAACTCAAGGAGGAATGGCCGCAAATCTGGAGCAAAGGCGGCAACGTCCTGGGCAACACCCAATACGCAAGGCTCACCAAAGTCATGGAGCAGGGCGGAACGCCAAAGACCCCCACGGATGAAAAGGCCATCCGCCTGCGTGAAGCGTGGGTGGCTCGCCACTTCAAGGACTTCAGGCTGGCTGGTGTGGTTGCTCAAATCAAGTGGCTGGCCGTGGGTAGCCGTGGGTTGTCCTTCATGCGAAAGGTGATTTCAGACGAGAAGAAACGCCTGCGTGATCGTGAGAAGTCGCTCGATGAAGAGGAATGATTCAAGCACCGCTGTGAAAATAGTGCTGGATGCCGTAGTCATCGCAGAACAAGTCGTCGTGGTTGGCTCGCAAATCAACCTCAAAGAGGTGGGCTTCATGTCGGGTTTCAAACCAAGTGGTGTATTGAACACCCATCGTGTCCCAAAACTGCACACCAAAATGCGGCTCTGACCAACTGACAGGCCGTCCTGGAAAATGTCCAACCTGTAGGAAGTCGTTCTGGTAGCACCATTCAATCGTTTCGTATGTGTGGGTCATGTGTCTGCCTCAACCCGTCCCAGCAGGTTATTCCTTATCAATGTTTTGAAACTATTGAGAAACCAAAGCATTCATAAGGGTGAACCCCCTCGTCTGTTCATGGCCCGAACCCAAGCCCCACACCCCGACTTCTCCGCCGATGGGTGGGAATACCACTCCTCCTTCACCCTCCACCGTGAAGCCGTTGCATTCAGCGACCGCCTTCTCCGTGGTGGCATCCCCTCCGCCCTCTTCATCGACAACGGGATGACCCACGTCTACAACCAAGCCTGAGCGGATTCAATAAAAACCCCCTCGCAGAACCGTAGGGGCATGGCGGAACGCATAGAGGCCGTGCTGGTCAAAGACACGGCGGACGAATGGGCGACCCGCAAAGGCGACGAGCGTGAAGTTGATGTCGTGTTGCGTGTGCAGACCCCCTTCCATGTAGTGAAGGACGGCCACACGGACGACGAATACGAGAAGGCCGATGACGATGTGATCGTCGCTGGCCCTGTCTATGTTGGCGACCAGAATATGCTGGATCGCCACCGAGAATTGGTGGATATGTCCGCCATCGTTGAGGCCTGGAGTGGGTATCAAAACAACCCCGTCATTCTTTACAACCACCGCAAGGACTACGGGGTTATCGGCAAAATGCTGGATGTCACTATGGGTTCATACGACGGAGTTGAAGGAGAAGTCCCCATCGGGCGAGCCGTCATCGACGGTGGCGAAAAGGACATCACCCGCAAGATACGCAAAGGAATGCTCAAGGCGTTCAGCATTGGCTTCATCGCCAAAGCCGCCGTCAAGGAATGCAAGGACGAGGACACGTGCTACATGAGGTTCACCGAGATTGATTGGTTGGAGACCAGCGTCGTGGACGTTCCCGCCAGCCCAGGAGCCATCTTCAATGTTGAGAAGCACATCGTCGGCTATGAGGACAGGGGCGACTCAATTGCTATCCTCTTTGAGAAGGACAACACGGATGAAGAACCCCAGCCCGAAGTGGTTGAAGAGTCCGCCCACTCTGGGTGTGGTTGCGGCGGCAAGTCCGCCGATCCGAAGGACACGATTGAGGATTGGGACCGCATCCCTGAGTTTGAGGATTTTAGCGACATAGAAGGGCGGCTGGAGTTGATTGAAGCCTTCATAGAGGTCATTGAGTCCAAGAGCAGAACCGCCACGACCGTTATAACCCCCCTCGATGAAGGGGTTGGGCAGGGAAACAACATGACCGACGCAGAAATCCACGAGAAATCCGCAGAAGAAGAGGCTCCCGTTGAAGAGGCTCTTGAAGAAGCCGCCCCAGAAGAGGCGGCAGAAGTCACCGAAGAAGTGGTGACCCTTGAGGCAGAAGCCACAGAAGAAGAATCCGCATCCACGGTTGAGGACGACAACACGTCCGAAACCATCAGCGTTCTCGTTGAAGTTGTCAAGCATTTGGCAACTCTTGAGAGCCGCCTTTCATCCATTGAAGGCCGAATCGACGCAGGCGAGAAAGCCGCTGAAGAAATCTCGGCTCTCAAGGTTGCCCTTGAAGAAAAGGACGCAACGATCCAAACGCTCACACAGGAAAAAGAAGCCGCTGAAGCCGAGGCCAACATTGAGGCCGAGGTCGCCAAGCGTGTAGCCTCCACCCTCTCCAGCGTTGGTGTTGAAGCACCAGCCGCCATCCCAGAGCGCAAGAGCATCGCCCCAAGCGAGCCAGCCGCCCCAACCGTCCGCAAGACTACGGACTTTGACCCTCTCCCAGAAGTCACGCCAGGCATGAACGGTCTCGGTGATTGGCTCGCAAAGAACCTCGCTTCAAGGGGGCGAAACTGAAACTCCAAAGGAGAAACACAAAACAAAACAGGTGAACAACATGGCAGAAGAATACGATTTTAACGAGGTAGTGAACAGGGTCAAAGACGCTCTCGGCGGTGCAACGTCATCGACGGGTGGCACGTTTTTCCCCACGGAGACCAGCAACGAAATCATTCAGTTGGTTTACGAGAACAATTTCCTCCGAGGTCTGCTCCCCGCTCTCCCCATGAGCACCCGAACCGTTAACGTTCCGAAGTTGACGGGCAGTGTTTCCTTCCACCAGCAGACCCTCTCCGCCACGGAGACTGGGACCACCGCTGGAGAATCCCGTCAAGTCACCGCTGAAATCACGCTGACCCTCAAGACGCTCATCGCCAACATCCCAATCGGCAACTACCTGATCGCCTACGGGGTGGAAGGTTTGCTCTCCGTCCTCCGAGACGACATCGCCTCCCGATTGGCTTTCAACGAGCAAAGCCTCTTCATCAACGGCGACACCGAGACGGGTTCATCCTACGCTGACAACATCAACGGGGCATACAACGCCTCGACCAACCCCAGCGGGGTCAACGCCACCAACAACGACTACCTGTTGGTCTTTGACGGGCTTCGCAAGTCCGCCGCCGCCACCGCAGTCAGCGTTTCAGGGACGTTTGGCCTCAGCCACCTCCGCCAAGCCATCAGCAACCTGGGCGTGTATGCGGACAACCGAGACGACCTTGCTCTCATTGTTCCCCGCAACCTCGAGGTTCAACTCTTGGGCTTGACCGAACTCCAGACCGTTGACAAATACGGACCACAGGCCACCATCCTCTCTGGGGAATTGGGACGCATTTACGGTATCCGCGTGTTTGCTACGGGTGTTATCCCGACCAACCTCAACTACACGGGGGTCTTTGACGGCTCGACCACGACTCAAACCGTGGCCCTTCTCACCCACATCCGTTCCCCGTTGATCGGCAACCCGACC